TCACTCCACATATGCAATCAGCCTGCTCCCATCTTCAGCAACATCGATTACAATGGTATTGCCTTCCCTTACGCCGTCGCCCAGTATAAGCTTGGCCGCAAGGGTCTCCACATGTTTCTGAAGATACCGTTTAAGAGGACGGGCCCCGTACACAGGATCATATCCCCTCTCCGTGATAAATGACTTGGCGCTGTCAGTCAGTTCAATGGAAAGCTCCCTGTCGGAAAGGCGCTTATTCAGATCAGCCACACAGAGGTCCACAATCCGGCTGATATTGTCTTTGGTCAGCGGCTTAAAGAGGATTACCTCATCCAGCCTGTTAAGGAACTCCGGACGGAAATGTACCCGCAGGTCATTCATCACCGCTGTCTCTGCCTCTGGTCGGATCTGTCCGCTGCTGTCAATTCCTTCCAACAGGTACTGGGATCCGATATTGGAGGTAAGGATAAGGATTGTATTCTTAAAGTCCACGGTCCTGCCCTGGGAATCCGTAATACGTCCGTCATCCAGGACCTGGAGCAGAACGTTGAATACATCCGGGTGGGCCTTCTCCACCTCATCAAACAGCACCACGCTGTATGGCTTGCGCCGCACTGCCTCTGTCAGCTGTCCGCCCTCGTCGTATCCCACATATCCAGGAGGCGCACCAATCAGACGCGCCACGGAGTGCTTCTCCATGTACTCACTCATATCGATACGCACCATGTTGGACTCATCATCAAACAATGCCTCTGCCAGGGCCTTTGCCAGCTCCGTCTTACCTACGCCGGTAGGTCCTAAGAACAGGAATGAGCCGATTGGCTTTGATGGATCCTTGATTCCTGCCTTGGAGCGGATGATGGATTCCGTCACCTTTTCCACGCCTTCATCCTGCCCCACCACGCGCTCATGAAGCACCTCATCCATGTGCAGGGTCTTGCTTCTCTCACTCTCCGTCAGTTTGGAGACCGGGACACCGGTCCATCTGGACACAATCTTGGCAATCTCGTCCTCGGTCACGCTTTCATGCACAAGGCTCAGGTCCTCATTCCTAACCCGCTCCTCCTCTGCTTCCAGTTCTTTCTGAAGCTGGGGCAGTCTGCCGTACTGCAGTTCCGCTGCCTTGTTAAGGTCATAGCGCTGCTTGGCGTCCTGGATATCCCGGTTAACCGCCTCAATCTCTTCCCTCAGGCTGCTGAGACGGTCCACGCTGGCCTTCTCATTCTCCCACTGGGCCTTCCTTGCCGCAAAATCATCGTGCAGTTCAGCCAGTTCCTTCTGCAGATCGGCCAGGCGGTCCTGGCTTAAACGGTCTGTTTCTTTCTTAAGGGCCGCTTCCTCTATCTCCATCTGCATGATCCTCCTGGACATCTCATCCAGTTCAGCAGGCATGGTATCCAGCTCTGTCTTAATCATGGCACAGGCCTCATCCACAAGGTCAATGGCCTTATCCGGAAGGAAACGGTCGGATATATACCGGTCCGACAGGGTGGCCGCGCTGACCAGCGCTGAATCTGTTATCTTAACACCATGGAATACCTCATAGCGCTCCTTAAGCCCCCTTAGGATGGAAATGGTATCCTCCACCGTAGGTTCATCCACCAGCACCGGCTGGAACCGGCGTTCCAGGGCAGCATCCTTTTCAATATACTGCCTGTATTCATTGAGGGTGGTGGCGCCGATGCAGTGAAGCTCGCCCCTGGCCAGCATGGGCTTTAACATATTGCCCGCATCCATGGAACCCTCGGTCTTGCCTGCCCCTACAATGGTATGGAGTTCGTCAATAAACAGGATGATCTGTCCGTCACTCTTCTTTACTTCCTCCAGCACCGCCTTCAGACGCTCCTCAAACTCACCCCTGTACTTGGCGCCGGCCACCAGGGCCCCCATATCAAGGGCAAACAGCTTCTTATCCTTTAAACCGTCCGGCACATCGCCGCCCACAATACGCTGGGCCAGGCCCTCCACCACAGCGGTCTTGCCCACGCCGGGTTCACCGATTAAAACCGGGTTGTTCTTAGTCTTGCGGGACAGGATACGCACCACGTTCCGAATCTCGCTGTCGCGGCCAATCACAGGATCAAGCTTCTGGTCCCTGGCCCGTTCCACCAGGTCATACCCATACTTCTGAAGGGTATCATACGTTGCCTCCGGGTTATCCGAAACCACCCTCTGGTTGCCCCTTACGGTTGACAGGGCCTGTAAAAATGTCTCCCTGGTTATATTGTAGAGCTTCATCAGCCCCTTGATTTCCTTATTCGGGTGTTTCAGCAAAGCCAGGAACAGATGCTCCACGGACACATATTCATCGCCCATGGCCTTTGCCTCGTCCTCGCCATTGATCAGTACCTTATTCAGGTCATTGCTGATATACAGCTGGCCGCCTCCGCTCACTTTCGTAAGACGTTCCACTGCCTGCTTGGCCTCATTGGTAAACATGTCACCCTGAATCCCCATCTTGGTAACCAGCTTCAGAATCAGGCTGTCATCCAGGGTCAGGAGACTGTAGAGCAGATGCTGTTGGTCAATCTGCTGGTTCCCATATTCATATGCCAGCTTCTCACAGTTCTGCACTGCTTCCATTGATTTTTGTGTAAATTTATTAATATTCATCGCCCATTCCCCTTTCTTCGTATCCCCCGTCCTTCAATCCAACAGGTAAGCGGACATCACTTCCTGTCATCTGAGCGGATGGATATCGGAATTGTGCTGCGGTTTTCTTTGTTCTAGTCGTACTATAACATATGTTATTAGCACTGTCAAGGGTTGAGTGCTAAAATTTTTATTAAAATATTTGCAACCCAAGTAAAATCAAGGGTTGCAGGGTTTATGAACTTTTTGTGAAATCTTATTTTTACGTCTACTGTACCATTTTTGTACCATTTTTTTCAAACTTTGAAAACTCAAGTTTGACATCCGTCTTATTATTCAAGTGATTATACACATCCATTGTTACATCACTATGAGCGTGCCCCATAACATATTGAGTTGCTTTCACATTGACACCGGCTCTCGCCATATTAGTACATCCGGTATGGCGCATGACATGAGATGAAAACTGTTCTATGGTCTGTGTTCCGTCCGTACAAGAATTATAATTCTTTACGATATTATATAGCACATTGTTCAAAGCATTCGGCATCATTGGTCTTCCATTTTTGGTAAGAAAGACAAAATCTGTTATGCCTTCAATTTCAAATGTACAAAATATGCCAGCTTGAAAATTCTGCTTTCTTTGTTCACGGAAAGCATCACACGCTCTGTCTGTTAATGGTATTGTTCGTATTCCCGCTTTTGTTTTAGGCTTTTTAATACGAAACATGCAGCCATTCCCGTCCTTATAATTCTTATATGTCAACTGATGATCTATATGCAATTCTTTGTTTTTGAAATCAATATCATTAAATGTTATTCCGATCAGTTCCCCGCATCTAAGAGCCGTCTCAGACATTATCGTTATCAGCGGAATATACTTTCTATATATATTGCTCTTATTCATAAAATCTAAAAGTCTTTCCTGTTCTGATACTTCTAACGCCTCTTTTTTCTTTGGTTCTTCACCATATTCAGATGACAGTGCATTTTTTGCAGGATTTTTACGAATAATATCATCATCTACTGCCATCTCCAATGCTGGAAATATCATCAGATGTATGTATTTTATTGTGTTATGTGCGTACTTATCATTCGACATACCGGAATATAAACTCATAATGTGAGATGCTCGCAAATTAACAACCTTAATATTTCCTATCGTATCTCGAACATGGATGTTCCACATATTTTGATAATTGATTTTCGTTCCATCATCAATGACAATGATACCAAGATACCTTTCAAACAGAGTGTTTAAGGTTAGATTTTTTGTTGAAATATCCGTAAGAATATTATCATCAATGTCTTTTGCTATGGCTTTCTCTTTGCGTCTCAATTCTGGTAAATCATTCGCATATACGGATGTTCTTTTACCAGTGTATGCGTCTGTATACCTATAAAGATAGATCCCATCCTTTCTTTGTGATTCTCCTGTGTGTAATTTTCTTCCTTTTGAATCTTTTCTGCTTGTTGCTGCCATGATTGCTCCTCCATAAGCCTCACGTTGTAAGCTATTAGGAACAATTCGACAAATTTCATCAATTATATTATATCAAATATTGTCCCTAACATCCATCATTTATTCAGCAATAGATTCTAAATATTTTTGAACTTTGCTTACCGAATATAATACGCGACGACCTATGAATATTCTTGCCCCTGCCTGCTCGCCTATTTTTCGAGCTGTAGCGCAACCGCAAGACAATATGGCAGATAATTTTTCAATATCCACAGCAATAACATCGGGTGAAATACGATCGTTTGTTTTATTCATATGTTTAATCCTCCAGATTTCTATTCTAGGTTTGTAAACATAATAATTAGTTCGACCGTAACCCGCATACTGAAAAAAAAATAAGAGGGAATGTATGATACACGCCCTCTTATGCATTTTAATAACCATCTTCAATTACATCACCCGTAGAATCCAAAAGAACCGAGTTGCGGGCTTTACGATAGATGGTTTGTCCCTGAATTGTTTTACCGGAACTGTCTTTGATTTGGTTTCCGCTTGAATCTTCGATGTTATCTAAGAACACGAACTCGTTAGGATATCCTGCGAAAGCCGTTCCGGTAATAATTGTACCATCTGCTTTGTGTGCGGTATAGCCCTTCAACAAAGCTTCTTCCGTAACAGTATCGCCGGTAAGGTCGATCAAAACTTTATTGCCGAATACGACTTTATTCGCAGCCATTTGACAAAACCTCCTTATCCGATCGTAACAGTCTTCCCTCCGGCAGAGTTGTCGGTTTCTACATACGGGATTGCCTTAACTGTAACCTGAGATAAGCAGTTGTACTCTTCATCTGGCATGATTGTCTGAGCTTCTTTGGACGGTGTTACTTCCTTGCTCTGCGGTTTCATATCCTCAGAACCAGACATAGCACCCTCAACGCCAAGAATCGTCACACCCTCACGAATGTTAGTAGCAATAAGCTTTGCCTGTTCGGTGGCGTCAATAGACACCTTACCAGAGCCATCATGATAACCTTGCGGTACTGTATATTCTCCAGCAACAGTTGAGATGGTACCTTTAACCGCACCGTTGTTCTTCATAGTACCTGTAAGCTTACTTCCACGGGCGTGCGCAGTCTTTCCTACGAGAATCTCTGCGACAGCCGCAGTATCATCGGAAGTATCGCTGTCGAAAGTACAGGTACCTGTGATCTTTGCACCGCTCTTATCGTGAGCAGTAATACCTTTGAGGATCTTATCTGCACTGACGGAATCGCCAGTAAGATCGATAAGGACATCCCCCCCGTAAATGACTTTGTTTACATTCAGATTTGCCATAATGTTTAGTCCTCCATGACACTTTCATTATTTTTCTTTATCAGCAGTCTTGTTGTACTGGGATGTACTGATTCCAAGGATAACACCAAGGAAAGTATCAACCGCAGTGATGGTTCCGACCACCTGCTCTCCATACGGGAGACTCCAGATTCCGGCCAGTGCAAAGTATAATGTACCAGCAGCCGGAAGCAGATACATAGCAATCCACTTAAGGATGTCGTATGTCTTGTTACTCATGCTCATTGTGCTCTTCCTCCTTCTCTATAAATTTATGAATCGGGAGTTTGTCCACCTCCTGCATAATTCGCTTCGCTGAACCGTTCCCGCCCATACGTTCGTAAGGTTCGTAGAGATATACCCTCAGATTTTCATATTCATCCTGGGTTACACACCCACGGTCAATATACGACATTCCAAGATACATGATCCTGTCATGTGCCAATCCAATAAGCATCTCTGTTTTAACATCTTTTTGCTCGCTTTTCTTTTGCAAATAGGCCCACAGCCCAGAAGATGCAAGAACTGAGCTAAAGATCGTAAGTATAACCTGAAACCATGGTTCCATCGTTTCCTCCTTCTTTATGTGCAATCATGCAGACCTATCAGAAACAATCAGCTTCTTGTTGACTATTGTGATTTCCTTACTAAATAGGTCTTCGTAAAGCTGTATTAAATTCTTTCGTTGTTCTCTGGATAAGAGTTTATAATGTCCTCCCATCCAACCGCGAAACATATTTTCGACATTGTCGTAATCCGCTTCTTCATTTTCAACCTTAACGGCAAGTTTCTTGAGTTTTCTACGCATTGCGGTAACTCGATCCGGGTTTATTCGTTTGATGACTTTACCTGTATCCGTAAGTGTGTACTTGATTTGCAAGAATTTGTATTTGCTCGAAATCTTAACGATTCTGGTTTTCTTACGATTGATATGGATTCCAAGTTCGGCTGCTATTTTACAGACGTTTTCGAGCAAGTTTTCAAGCTCTTCTTTACTGGGATTCATGATGTACCAATCGTCCATATACCTTCCATAGAATTTCTGCTGACGCACATACTTGACGTAATTGTCAATCGGATATGGATAATAAATTCCAATGACTTGTGAAAGTTGATCCCCAATATTGACGGACTTCTCCATCCACTTTTCGCCAGTGAGCTTCTCTTTTGGAATATTCCGATACTCCAGTTTATTGAAAGTATCGATCATACAGGTCTCGTATTCCTCGTCAGACATATACGAAACATCGATCTGGAAACCCTTAAATATCAACGTTAAAAGCCAGTCAATAAACTCATCGTCATTGAACAGCTTCAACAATTCTCGTTTAGCAATCTCATGGATAATATTGTCATAGAACTTTGAAAAGTCACCGAATAGAATATAACCGTCATTTCCGTATAATTGGTAGTATTTGTGGAGATGGATTTCGAATCGTTTTCTCTGTTGTGAAATTCCGCGCCCCTTGATGGATGCGCAGTTATCATAAATGATATGTTTTCTAACTTCTGGAAGTAAAACCTCATCGCACAGAGAATGTCGGACAATGCGATCGCGGATTTGAATGCTTGTAATAGGTCTTATTCGGCCTCTTTCGTGCAGCTCGAATTCCTGTGTCGGTCCATTTTGAAGTGTCCGATTTATTAGATCGTCTTGGATTTCAAATATATACCGCAGGAAATTCATCATGAATTTTTGCGTCGATTCTTTCCACTTGCTGCTTTTCACAGAGACCTTATAAGCCCTATACAAGTTATTGGCGTCACAGACAATCTCCTCGTAGTTCATAACCTATTCACCGTTATAACAATACTTACCGTAGTAAATTGTATTAGGCTTTATTATTTATCCTTGCGGAACGGATAGCATCTCCTTCTTCGTTGGTTAATCGAAGAATCCGGACGAACTCCATTAGAGTTCGAAGCGTTGTTGTAGTTCGTATTGCCATTGTTGTTCACATTGGCAAAGTAAGCCGAAGAAACGACGCAATTTTTTAGATGTTACCCTTTTTCTAACCGCGACTTAATCGCCATGTCTCTTTGACGCCACCTTTTTATCAATCCGATTTCTCGGTCGATAGCTTTAACATACCGGTTGTACACATTCAGATCTACATCGAATATTTCAACAACCCGCTGCAACTCGTTGATGAGCTGCTCGCAATTTACAATGGCCGCATTCTGGTAATCTCTCCTGGTCTCGTACTCGTGCATTGTCCGTGGGTAAATGGTGTTTGCCGCTCTAACATTGCTCGTTATCAGGGAAGCACACTGGTTTACTTTCGATTTGAAACTCCGCATCAGTTCCCTGTACTTAGCAAAGTTTTCTTCCGAAATTTCTCCATACGCATACTTCTTCCGAACAAAGCCGTCCACATCCTTAACACCAAATCCCCTCTGCATAAGGAGTATCAGCATATCATGCAACTCGATCGAGTACGTAATCGCTTCGAATTTTGACTCTTTTCTGTCGCCTAACAGAACGCTCATTCGTAATCTTTACCGGTGATCTCAGCGAACTCCTCTTTGGTGATCCAGCCCATCTTCACCGAATTACGAACTCTGGTCTCATTCCACATTTTCATGCTGTGCCAAAGCTTTACTTTACTGTAATTCTTGCTATGTTCCATGGTGATCCTCCTTCTTAAAGCTCTACATTGGACATCATCGCAATGTAGGCGATGTCAGACTGCATTTTGATTCTGGCAAACTCCTCCTCAGAAATATCTCTAAGGACAAACCAGTATTCGCCAGGAACCTGCTCAACGATCTGAACCAGCTCCATGTTCGGATGAACGGTCTCGGTTGTTCCGTCGCTGATAGTAACCGGAGAGCAGTTATCTGCAAATACAGATTCCTCGATTTTTTCTGTAGAAATGAAATTGTTTCCGTTCAGCTTAAGATTGGGAATCTCAGTTCCATCACCGAGAATAATTTTATAGATTTTCTCTTCCATGATTAGAAGCTCCTTTCAAAAATATAAACGGGGCACAAGGCCCCGCGATTTTAATTAACCAACCGGGAAGACCGGACGAACTCCACGAGAGGCCGAAGCGTCGTAGCAGCTCGTAAAGCCAATGCTGCTCACAAAGGCAAAGAAAGCCGAAGAAACGACGTCTCTTAACCACTGGTTGTAAGATCTGTTTACGATGAATCTCGGACATACCATGAACAGCGCCAGCTGAGTCTTGCTGATTGTGTAGATACTCGGAACTGTTGAACCATCAGAAGTTGGACTGAAATGAGGATGGCCATACATCATAGGTTCGTTCGGGAGCTCAATGCTGGAATCGAACCATGCTCCACCTGACGGTCTTCCGTTTGCAACCGCATTGCACAGGTATTCTCTGTGAGTAAGAACAGACCCCTGGAAAGCCGCATTTACGATTGTTTTGGCGTTTGCCAAGTTACTCTTGTACATCGCAGAGCCCACATATCCACCGGTCGTAACATTGGTAGTATTCATCTGCGCATTGTAAAGCGCCTCATCCGGCATGATAACGAGATGATGGCTGGTAAATGCAGTATCACCGCAGTTGTACCAGTAATCCATATCAACGATACGCCAAATACGACCTCCGATACTCCAATAGTCGCCAAGGAACATTCCTTTAAAGGAACCGTCCTTAATAGCAGCTTTCTGTACTGCGGTCAGCGCTGTACCAAGATTCTTGCCTCTGAAGAGTACCCGGCGAAGCTCCACCGGAGCAAAGCCATCAAGCATAGCAAAGAGTGCGTCTTCAGCTGCAATAGCCTTGTTTCCGTCCGTAGTCCCGACGAGTAATTTGTTACCGGATACCAGCTCGTTGATCTGGGTGAGTTCGGAAAGATTTACTCCTCCGATAAAATCTTTGGAACTTAAAAGACCGATTAACGCCTTTGCTAAAGCATCTGCCGCAATGGTCTTTGTCCCGTTAGGTCCGTCAAGCAGGAAAATATTACTTGCTGCTAACGCCTGGACCTTTTCGTAGTCTGTGATTTTCATTTAATGAATCCTCCTTTATTTGATGACAAAAATAGCCCGACCTTCGATAACATCGCCATTGCTGTCACGGAGAAGATCACTGGAATATGTACGTCCAATGACCGTATCCAAATTGCTGTCAGTAATGGGTGCGTCCGAAGAATCGAGCACGTCTCCGTAAGTACGGTATCCATTATCATAAAGCTTCTGATATACCGTGTATTCGTTTTCAAGGTTGGAACTGAACTGGTTAAGAATATCTACCTGCTCCTGCAATTCCAGCAGCTTCTTAGCAAGACTTGCCGCCGTATTGCCATCTAACAGTGCCTGTAACTGATCAAACCATTCTCGAAATTCTGTTTCTGACTTCTGTTTCCAGTCAGCCATTTCCGCAGTATTGATGCTTGTGTATTCGTTGAACCACGCCTCCCATTTTTCTTTCCAATAGGTACTTGTGGCTTCCATATCTGCTGTATGCTCCGAATACCAAAGGTTCCACTGAGCTTCCCATGTCAAATATGCAGACTGAATCTCCTCAGTCTGTGCCAGAAACCAGGTAGACCACTGCTCTTTCCAAAACTTATTTGTTTCTTCCATATCAGTAGTCTGCTTTTCGTAGAACTCTTTCCACTGGTCCTGCCATTGAGCAATCAAATCATCGATTTCGACCTTGTCCAATGGAGCCGTTACGAATGGACACTCTGAAGTTCCAACGCAGTTCGTGATGTTTGCCTGTCGAATAGAAGTAACTCCGGCGCCGACATAAATATACGCCAGCGGATATTGCCAGCGATCATTTGTCTTCACCATCGTAGGTTTCGTTGGATTCGATGCTGGGGTTCCTTTAATGATTTTGATGTCATTTGCTCTGACGGCCTCTCTCGAATCCACTTCAAGCACAACTGCATCATATCGGTTCAGCAGAATCTCGGACTGTGGAACTACTAATGGTAACAGAGCGTCATTCAGCGTCCAAGTGTGATTGAACCAGGCTCGTCCGACACCAACGTTGATAATCATTGCTTCCGATTCTTTTACAACCATTGCAGTTCCGACATGCTGCAATATTCCGTCCTGAATGATTCCATCGAAAATGCTGGACATCTGAATAGCATCGTAGCGCCGATCTCCTTCTTTTGAATTATAAAATCCAAATGTTACACTCACTTCTTCATCACGCTCCTTCCTGTTCTATAGTCTTAAAAGTCGGATAGACGGAATAACCGTCCTTATCTTCTGAACGAACAATTTCAAGAATACGAGCTTTTGTCTCGTGTCCGTATTCGTTCGCAATCTGTACAATGTCCCCGTTAAAGAAATCTTTTCCATACTGGAACATGATAGTTGTTTCTGTTTCTCCCTCGAATGAGGTAATGCTCACATTTTCAGCAAGCTTTTCTTTTCCTCTTTGCTGCAACTGTGCCATATACTCGGCATCGGTCAACGCATCATCGCTTCCAACATTTGAAGAAATGTCACGAGCGTCCGTAAACAATTCTCTGCGATTCAAACCAGAGCCACCACCAACCGTAGTATATCTTCGATCGGCGCCCTCACCTTCTCCACCAACCAAGGTCACTGTCTTCAACGAAGCTTTAGATTCGATGTAGTTACTATTGATGATGTTCTCGAATTTCGGTGAAAATATAACGTAGGGATTCTCCGTCTGATCGTATGATCTATCTGAACCGGCATACAACTCAAATACGAACTGCTTTTCATCATTCAGAGTGATCTTGAAACCGATACCCTGCTCCTCGCAAATTTTCTGGATGACATCATACAGGTTATCTCCCGTGTACTGAGCTTCCAGTTTCAACTTTGTAATTGCTGGATCGGTTGATTCTTTGAAAATAAAGTTTGGAATTTTTCGATTGCTGTCTGACGGAGAAATTACATTCTCGTTGAGCAGTGTTTTTATTCCATTTTGAAGATTTCCGCTTAATAGTTTCTGTCCCCAGACGATTCGCCTGTCGAGGATAGATTCTAATGAACGCCCAGTAACCGTTACATGGTTACCGTCTTCGGTATCTGAAGTAATCTGGATTTTCTCCACGATCATCACATGTTCAGATTCCTTGCTCTGCAAATAGTAATCCTGTTTGATGTAGTCAAGAAGACCCTCTCGCATTGCTTCATACAGTTCAAAGTCACCGTAAGCGTAATACCGATCCGTCCAGATGAAGGACTCGTACGTATCCACAATAGAGACAGCATCTAGGTTGGTGTTTAAAATTGTCACATCCATAGTGCTTATACCCCCTCGTAGACTATACGGTTCTCAATCTTAAACTGTAAATTTGTACTTCCGTACTCAGCCGTATAAGCAAAGATGTTGTCGCCCTTCGCAAGCTGGAACCAATCAGCGTTTTTATCCAGGCAGTTCAAGATGTTTGTAGTCTTTCCGTTCCTAAGAAGCGTAATCGACTTGTTTCCTTTTACGGTGCAGATAATGATTTCATCACCTGCTATAATTCCAGAGCCAGTGAATTTCTCCAATTTATCGGTATCGATCCGCATCACTTCACGAGTACCGGTATTGTAGATCGTAATATTGCTGGCTTCACCGATTGCGTGAATCGTAATAGTCACTCCGATTTCAGCGTCGCCATTATATACAACCACCTGCTCTGTTTCATTTTTGATTTCTCCCATTTCTAGTAACGGGTCCTTAAGAGATTCATTACTGAAAGGAAACTCGAACAGTGCCTCTACACCATAGAAGATGGTTGTGTTGATTCCGTCTTTTCCGGCAGAGTAAAAGAAAGGATTCGGACACACGATTGAGATATCCGAACCCTCGTCTTTACTGAAGATTGTTGGGTCGTTTGATTCGACATACCCTTCAATCTCTGCCTGCCTATTATCGGTTTCGATAAGCATTGTGAGCTTCTTTTTAATAGGAAAATACTTGTATGAAAGCTGTCTTACGTCTTCAATGGAATCCTTCCACATATACGCAAGAGAAATAACAATGTTTCGGCTCGGCATCCTTGAAGAATTGAACAGACTTCCATCGTTTGTAGCGATTTCCGTCGTATTGATGTTCGCTTTTCCTGGTCCCAAGCCAGTTACAGACTTGATGATGAAACCGGATTCCTCCGGTCTCGCCAAATCAAGTCGGATACTATCGCCAAGATAGTTCGTAAACGTGACTGCTCGAATCAAGTTTCCACCATCCTTTCCATCGCCGAGAACTGATTCTTCGTCTGCCGATAAATCTCTGTTCTCGACAGTGCCTTAGGCGAATAGTTATTCTGTGTAAAGTTATAAGAGTTACCTGTATTCGGATTAGTATCTTCATTTTGAAGATTCCGTCCACGAGCTGCTGCAATTCCTGTGCTGACGGTTAAAGCCTGCGATCTACTGAACAGCGTATTCAGTCGATGACTCTTCTCTTCAACGTCTGACAGATCCAGAATCGGTCGAATCGTAGGCTGACCATCAACACCGTTGTCGATCATATCCTTAACCTTTGCGATTGCATTTCCGAGACCTGTTTTTGCCGAATCAGCCATTTCAGCACTGGCATTATATGCCTTCACCGCATAAGTTCCGATGGCATTAACGAATCCCAATCCAAAGAAATCACCGATGTGGTATCCTACTCTGGAAGGCGAATGCTCGTCCAGTTCGTCTTCTGCTGCTTCTGCCGCAGCCCTTGCCATTGCTCTGGCTTTAGCTTCCGCGCGGTACGTATTCTCACTGATTCCATCAGCAAATCCCTCCACCAAGTAAGTACCAGCCTGTTTAAACTGATCATGATAATCCCGGATAGCTGTTACAGAAGCATTAAGATTGCCAGTGAAAGCTGTTTTTACTTCTTCGGCTTTTTCCTTAACACCAGCGATGAACTTAATCATGCACTGCATTCCTGCATTTTGAAATTCCGGATACTTGTTCGCGATAGCTGTAAGGCATGAACTTAAGATGTTTACAAACGCATTTCTGGTTTCGTAATCTTTCGATTTAACTCCAGCAATAAGCTTGATCATGAGGTTCGCACCCGCAGTATTGAACTGAGTCTGCTTATTATTGATTGCAGTGATGCAACCGCTAATAATGTTGGTAATTGCAGTTTTGGTATTTCCGTCCTGAGATTTAATTCCGCTGATAAATTTTGTCATCAACGTAGAGCCAGCAGTATTGAACTGAGTTTGATAGTTCGTAAGAGTCGTAAGTACAGCCTGCATCATGGTCGTAAACGTAGATGTCAGATTACCTTTCTGAGCATTAGCCGCATTGATGAATGTCGTCAGCATAGAGGTCGCGGCGGATGTCACTCTTCCGCTCGCATCTGTAAACGCATTGATGAAACCGTCGATACCGTTGTTTCCAAGCTGAATCAGTGCTGTGCTAAAACCACTCATACCACTCGTATCTAATTCCGCCATTCCTTTAGCCATTTCAACAAGTCGATTCACCTGGGTAATCACACTTGACATGATTCCGGTATCGATTCCAGAAATAGAATCCGAATAACTCTTAATTCCACTTCCGAACTGAACCAGACTATCACCAAAACTACCAAGATCGTTGTCACCGGTAAACCAGCTTACAAGTCCTCCGGTATTTGGAATGGTGTTGGCAAGCTCCACTAGGGCTTTACCAGCTGTTGCTGAGTTCGTAATAGCCGCGGAGTCCATACCCATAATAGCTTCAGAATATGCCTTCATAGCTTCACCGAACGGTACAAGTTTCTCACCGAAAGTATCAACATCGTTGTTTCCAGTAAAGAATGCTACAACGCCACCTGTATTGGGAACAGTATCAGCAAGCTCGACTAAAGCCTTGCCCGCCGTTGCAGAATTGACGATTGCATCGGCTTCCAGTCCACGAACCGCATCGCCAAATGCTTTCATTGCTTCGCCAAATGGTACAAGCTGTTTTCCAAACTCACCCATATCGTTTTCACCAGCAAAGAATCCTACGACACCACCAGAATTTGGAATGGTTGTTGCCATCTCTGCCATGGCCTTGCCAGCGATTGCCGCTTCTGTAACGGCATTTGCATCGAGTCCAGTAATTGCATCCCCGAACTGTCTCATAGCTTCGCCAAATGGTACAAGCTGCTTTCCAAAGGCAGTCATGTCATTTTCTCCTGCGAAGAAAGACACTAGTCCGCCTGTATTTGGAATTGTGGCTGCCATTTCAGCTAATGCTTTGCCAGCTGTCGCCGCATTTGCCACGATTTCCCCGTCCATGTTTCCGATAGCTAACGAGAAATCTCTCATAGCTTCGCCAAACGGTACAAGTTCCTCTCCGAACTTAGATAAAGACGATCCTCCTGTAAGCCAAGAAGTCAATCCCTGTAAAATATCAGCCGCTGTCAGAATAAGCACAGTCTCGGCTAATGCCTTTACTCCGTCCATCATAGAGGGCTGAATCTGACTAGCTCCCTGTAAAAACGGCTGAACATTATTCATAAAAGTGGATAAATCAGCTCCAATTTGCGGGAACTGACTCGACACACCGCTCATAAATCCGCCGACGATTCCACCAACGAACTGACCGATTGCCGTTCCGATTCCCTGTAAAAGCTTTCCACCTTCTCCGATAAGCCAAGAAAGTCCTGGAAGTTTCGATAAGAGTCCGACGGCTGCAAGCACTAACGCCATCTCAGCAACAACCGCACCCATACCAAGGATTCCAACCATTGCTCCTGGAACAAGCGATGCTGTTGCACTAAGAGCAAGCATAATAGCTGATAACAGACCGATTCCGGCAATTCCTTTTAGCAAAGCTCCAGTATCGATTCCTCTCAGTGCATCGACGATACCAGCGAAAAATGCTACGAGTACATCGACACCAGCTTTAATCAGTGACGGCAGATTACTAGCAATACCATCTAAAATTCCAATAAGGAATTTGAAAGCTAGATCTACAATTTGAGGCGTATAAGTAACCAGAGCCGCTAATACACCAACCACTAATTGTAAAGCTCCGTCTGCCAGCTGCGGTACACAGGATACGAAAACATCAATCAGCGTTAAGACAACTGCCTTTACAGCTTCGCCAATAGCTGGCGCTCCGGCAGCAATAACTTTGCAGATTGCGATAATTCCTTCTCCGACTTTTGTAAGAACAGCCGGAATTAAGCCAGCGATACCAGTAACGATAACTGTCAGTGCTGCTACGATTGCAGTCGCTCCAGCGGCACCAGCAGTTGCCAGCGCTGTGAATCCGATAGCAAGTGCCGAAAGTCCTGTGCCAGCTGCAAGTAAACCCGCTCCGATTGTAAGAACCCCAACACCAATCAATGCAAACGCTCCCGATAATGCCAGAATAGTCGGAACCAATGGTGTAAGTACCGCGCCTGCTACGCCGATAATTGTGAATGCTCCGGCAATAGAAATAAGTCCTTTCGCAATCGCTTCCCACGATAACGCTCCCAAAATACTGAGTACCGGCGCAAGAACAGCTAAGGCTCCGGACGCAACCAACAATGCTGCTGATCCACCAAGCGTACCTTTCATGAAATTGAGACTGATAGCCAACTCAGCTAAGGCCCCACCCATGACGGTAAGACCTCTACCGATCTCTTCCCACTGCATACCTCCGAATTTACTCATACAGTTTGCAATGGTTTCAAGTGCGCCGCCGACGATAACGAGCCCAGTTCCAATACCGATCATGTTCTTCGGCATCAGATTAACAGCAATAGCTACCTCTGCAAGTGCGCCGCCCATAGCAGTTAAACCTCTGCCGATTTCATCCCACTGTAATTGACCAAAATCTTTTACAGCGGAAGCAAAGATTTTCATTGCAGCGCCAATAGCAATTAAGGCTACGCCAGTAGACATTACGTGTTTTGCATTTCCAGCCAAATTCGTAAAAACAGCAAGTTCGGCAAGTAATCCACCGATTCCAGCTAATCCTTTTCCAATCTCGCTCCACTCCATCTGACCAAAGTCTTTGCAAGCGGATGCCAGAACTTTCATTGCCGCCGCCAGAATAACAATTCCAGTCGCAGTGCTAAGCATTTTTCCGTTAAATTTTGCAACTCTAAGGAATACAGCAATCTCAGCAAATAAGACTCCGACTCCTGTTAATCCACGTCCAAGTTCATCCCACTGTAATTTCGATAAATCCCTACATGCCGAAGCCAGGATTTTGATAGCTGCTCCAAATATAATTAAGCTGGTAGCGCCTTTCATAACTTGTTTCTGACCGCTTGCCATGGCTTTAGATGAAGCAACAACAATAGTCGTAAGACCGGCAATTCCAACCAGACCTCTCGCAAGTTCACCCCAATCAAGGTCTGAAACTTTCTTCAAAGCTCCTGCCAGAATAGATACTGCAACTGACATAGCGATCATCGCGGTACATGCTTTGGATACTTTTCCCGTATCACTGCTGATTTTGTTAAAAATCGCCATCGCTCCAAGTAGATTAGCAAAGAGAACTGTGATAGCCCCAAGAGAAACTGACAGTTTATCGCTATCGATCAAAGAAATAGCTACGATAGAACCAGCAAGCAAAGCGATTGCTGCTCCGATTTTAAGTAACGTTCCGGCTTTAAGATTTGTCTGATATGCCTCAAAGCATCCTCTGACACCATCAAGAATTCCAGTTACCCCTTCGAGAATATCACTCAACCCCTCAAGAGGTTCTGTTACACTTTTTAAGAATTTAGAAATTGATAAAGCAATTCCACCAACAGCGATGCTGTTAAGAACATCAAGAACTCCGCTAAAATCTGCATTTCCGAGTTTCTCAGCGAGTGTTCCCATCATAGTTCCGACTGCATCGGCAATACCGCCAGCAATTACTTTCACGGCGGTCCACAATGCTTCCATAACTTTGAGAAATTTACATTTTTCAAGTGCTTCTCCCATCATCTCGAAAGCAACGATGACTCCGCTCTTCATTTTTCCAGCACCATCACCAATCTGAGCCATGCGATCATGTACTCG